AAAAAGTAAAAGGTGGACCAACAAATTGAATTACATAAGCTGCAAGATCAGTTGATACAAAGATATAATCTTTACCTTGTATAGCTGCTCTGATTTCATTTCCACTGTCTAATCTAAAAGTGCCGGCTGTGTTAGTTGCTGTCGGTGCATATGTATTTAAATCTTCTTGATTTGAAAATCTTACAAACATAGGGTCTTGTGTTGAAGGATCACCTATAGTTGTTTCTGTTCCCATGTGAAATAAATGTCTATCTCTGTCAGACACAATAGAAATTCTACTGGATGTTGGATTGTTTGTTGTTTGAAAATTGCTTGTAGATTGTGAAGCTCTTACAGCTCTAGGCCCTGTTGCTCCAGCATTCCAAGTAAAAGTTTTACCATTAAATATAGTTGCAACCAATACTTCACCAAAGTTATCTAGGCTCCAGTTGCCTGGATCCAGAATCACGTTACTTACTGTTCGTTCCGTTCCCCAAGTAGAATTTCCCCATAAATAAGTTCCCCAACCATAACCTGCAGTTTGAAAAGTAGGACCTACTTCAACATAAGGATTAACAGTTGCAGCACCCGCTGCAGTCATACCTGAGCCTCCTTCATTTCTAGAAGCTTGTATTGTAAATTTGTCTACATCAGGGACAGTTAGTATTTCATAAACTTGTTCTAATTCTGCAGCTGTAAAATCAGATGCACCTGTAACCGTTACACCAGATAATGTTACATATCTTCCTTTAGCTAAACCATGAGATCCTTTATTAATAGTCACAGTATTTGAACCATTAACAGTTGTTATAGTACATCCTGTAATAGCTGTATCTAATGGAGTAATATCAAAAAAATCATTACCATAATATAAAAACAAACCTTGCGATGTTCCAATGGCTGTATATTTTTCACCTGCAAAAGAAGTAAAAGAGTGTTGTCTTCTAGCTGCCCCTGGTAAAGTTAGTGATGCAGCTGTAAGTTGACTCCAACCACCTATCTTTTCAGGTAATCCATACCTAAATCTTACAAAATCACCATCTGTCCATTGTCCCTCGGCACCAGATTCTGTGTCTTGTTTGTTAAAACCAGGCTTGAAATTTAATTTTTGTAGCATATAGTAGCTTATATATTAGTTTTATAGAGAATGAAAGTATCATAATTATGGACCATTTAGAAGCAATTGTCGAATTAAAAAATATAGTTTCTCCTAATTTTATAGATAAAATAATACCTTTAATAAATCATAAAGCTAAAAAAAATCTACCTATTTCTAGTGGTATAAATATAGATATAAGAAATGTAAAAGGTTATAATTTAAGCTTTGATACACCTACTGATCTATTTTATTGGAATTATATTAAAGCAGAAATACAAAGATTATATACTTTTTATAAAATTAAATTTTCAAAAATGGCAAGTTATGAAATAAATCAAATTGATTTATTAAAATATAAAAAAGGTGGTAATTATAAAATTCATACAGATCACTTTACTAATTCACCTAGACATCTAAGTATTATTATAAATTTAAATAATGATTATGAAGGTGGAGATTTAATTTTTACAGATCAAAAAGAAGAAGAAATTAAAAGATTAAAACTTGGTAAAGGTTCAATTGTATTTTTTCCAAGTAATTTTATGTACCCACATAGTATTGAACCAATTACAAAAGGAACTAGATATAGTATTGTTTCATGGCTGCAGTAAAAAATAAACTTATAAAAAATTTTTTTAATAAACAAGAGTTAAAAGTTTATCAAAAATATTGTTATAATAAATTAGATCAAAATAAAGATTATATAATGGATGAACACGCTTTTTCACCTGCATGGTACCACGATCCTTTAATGACTGCTTTATTAGATGAAAAATTACCTTTAGTGGAAAAAGAAAGTAACTTAAAATTATTTCAAACTTATGCATATTGGAGATATTATATTTTTGGTGGAGTATTAAAAAAACATACAGATAGACCAGCGTGTGAGGTGTCTATTACTGCTTGTATAAAAAAATATGATAATTGGCCAATTATTGTTGAAGGCACATCTTTTGAATTAGAAGAAGGAGATGCTATATTATACGCTGGGTGTGATCAAGAACATTGGCGTCCAGGTATTTATAAAGGAAAAGGAATGGCTCAAGTATTTTTACATTATGTAAATAAAGATGGAAATTTTACACATCATGCGTATGATAACTTTTTTAAAGATACAGGATTAAAAGAATCTAAGGAAGATTTAAAGTATTATGAATGAAAAAACAGTTAATATAAATAATTTTATAGGTGTATATGATAACTACATTCCTGAACAAGAATGTAACAAAGCCATTAAATTATATGAAGATCAAAACAAATTTAATAACACTATTAATAGAATAGGTGGAGAAAAAGCTCCTGTATTGCAAAAACAAGATCAACAATATTTTGCTGCTCCATTTAATTTAAATGTATGGTGGGAATCATTAAAACCTATGATGGTTAATTTTGATTTAGCTTGGAATCATTATGTACAAAATACAGGAGCCTCTGATGCTTACGGAGTTCCTTTTCATTTTACAGATTTAAAGATTCAAAAAACTTTACCTACTGAAGGATATCATGTTTGGCACATAGAACATGGTAAAGGATTCGGTAATGAAGCACGTGCTTTTGTTTTTGCTATATATTTAAATGATGTTGAAGAGGGGGGAGAAACAGAATTTCTCAATTTTTCAAAAAGAGTGCAACCTAAAACAGGTAGAATAGTTATCTGGCCTGCTGGTTTTCCATATGTTCACAGAGGTAATTCACCTTTATCAGGTGAAAAATATATGTTGACTTCTTGGATGATGTTAAGATGAGTATGATGTAGGTCTGGGACCTAATCTAGCAATTTTTTCAGCTTCAGTTTCTGGAGTAAAATCATCTCCTTCACCTGTGCCACTATTATCATTGTCCCAATCAGATTGTAATTTAGATAAGTGAGCTGCATCCCATCTAGTAATAAATAGTGATATATCAATACCTTCATCAGCTAAAGAACAGTGTGCTGTTCCATCTTTATGTTCTACTTCATCAGAAGAATTAGAAGTGCCTGATTGAATAGCCCAAATATTTTGAAAAGCAGTAGTTGCCCAAAAAGCATTATCATCAATTATATAACCAGTACCTGCTTCAGCGCCTGTGTTTTTAATTACACATCTGTCTGCTAATACCACTGTCCAATTTGCGTTTGTTGCCATAATTTCTCCTAAGTCTTAATAATATATATGATTGTTAAATAAGGTTGTAAAACAGAAGTTGCATCTCCAGTAAAGTTTGCACTCATGTTGTGAGAGTGTCCATTGCCTGAACCTGTATTTGACGTGTTACCACCTGAAGTTCTCATCAATCCAAATGAACTAGGGAAAGGATTATTATTACCACCTTGGTACATTCCAACTGGACCAACAAATGGAGTACCATGAGAGTGAGAAGCAAGTTGTGCTGATGATAATGTTGCATTAGCTGTAGAACCACCAACGTTTCCAGTTGAGGATACAGTGTTAGCTCCACCAGTAGATGCTAAAGCTTTATTATTTGATTTTCCAACTGCTACATTATTTTGTAAGTCTGGTACAAGAAAAGTTGATGAACCATCTCCAGCTCCGTAAGTTGTACCTACAATTGCAAATAATGCAGAGTAAGTTGATCTTGAAACTGTTTGACCATTACATTCTAAAAATCCTGTTGGCACTGAAGCAGAAGACCACGGCACAATAGTAGCTGTAGGAATTCCTTCGATACCTGTAAGGTTTGCTCCTGAAAAATCGTATTTTGTTGCTTCGTAATTTGACATATTATTTCTCCGTGTAAGTCCATCCTGTTGTAGCATCTCCAGAAAAAACTAATGAAAAAGCTGCACCTTGTGTATTAACAACAAGGTCCGATGCTGCATTAGCTATATTAGAAGAGTTTCTACCAACAGTCAATGCGTTAGTATTGAAATCATAACCTTGGTCTACAAAATGTACTTCATCTCCTGTAGCAGGTGAGGCGGGGAGTGTAACTGTTACTGCTCCACTATTTGTATTTACTAAAAGTTTAGCACCAGCTTGAACTGTTTCTGCTGCTGACACTGCTCTCCAATTTCTTTGTTCATGAAGTTTTACAACATTTGTTCCATCAGAATATAATGTGTAATTATTTCCTTCACATAAAAGAACACCTGTTCCAGATGCAGTTTTAAAAGTTAAAGTATTTCCGGCATGATTACATGCATCTTCAACTAAATAAGTTTTTTCAAGTGAGTTTGGAATACTTAC